TTTACTTTTGGCTCTTGTTGGTATATAATAAGAGTCATGTTACAGGATAAGCCCCGCTCTTGTAACATTATTGAAGGGGTTTTTGTGAAGGTATATTTTATGTCTAATGCTCTTGATTCGTTTGTTACTTATCTTGCCGATGGCAACACTGTCACCTCGCGCCAAATTCGCGCCATGTTCAAGGTTGACAATGCTGCTGATCTTGCTTATCGTGCACGCAATGAGGGTATCTCTGTATACACCAATCGCGTCACGAATTCGCGTGGTGAAAAGGTTTTTGCCTATCGCCTCGGCAATCCTTCGGCTCAGTTCGAGAAGTATCTCGAACAGGGTAAGATTGCTCGCGCTCGCAAGACGCTCTATCGTGATGCTATCAACGTCTCGATGACTGCCTAATCTGGCAATTCTAAAAATGTGATAACATTCTGTGGGGGTGCAATGCCCCCACAGTTTCATTTGGTTTTCTGAAATGCTGAGTTTGTTTTTTAAATTCTTTGCATATATAATGTCATGAGAGGAGAAAATATCATGACCAAAATTATTGTGGCAAAAACAAAGTATGATTGTGAGCATCTGCTTGGACAATTTCTTGATGAATCACATTATGATGTTTTAATCGACGAAGACACAGATTGCTATCTTCATAATGAAGATGAAAGCAGCATTGCATTTAAGTTTCGTAAAAACTTCTTCTCCAAGGAAGAACAAGAGGCTGCTTATACTGGCTTGCGTGAAGCAGCCACACCAACTCAGAATCGTGGTCTTGCTGCAGGACCAAAGGGTGAGAAGTGCGGTGGTCGTGAGTGGGTGACAGAATTTCAGATGCAAGTGTTTGATCTCTTCCAGAAGGAAGCAGAAAATACTGCAATCAAAATTAATGTTAAAGAAGAAATTGATAGACTTCGCGAACTTTATCAAAATAAAGAATCAACACGCGGTCTTGTTTGGTTGTCTGCTCTTGTTAAACAAGATGACTTTAGTTTTGAAAACTGGTTAGAGAATGTCAGCAATCTTTCTGTCACAGAGCGAAAGAAAGAAGCACACAAAGTCGAAAACAAATATATTTCTGACACCACATATGCCAATCAGGTGAATTCTGGTATTGCTGGATGGTTTGATCGTTATCCTCGAATTCCATACGGTCGAGCAACTGCATACACACAACATTCTTTCGACAAATTTAAAATGTCATTTCCATTTCTGCAAACACTTGATCGTGGTTTCGCTGAGTTGCTTCCAACTCGTCATGCCGCTCAACGCGAAGCAGCAGATAAAATTGATTCAGCATTTCTGGTTCCACAAACTGTATTTACTACAATCACAGTGAACAAGACTTTCAGAACAGCAGCACATCGTGATGCTGGCGACTTTACAAATGGTTTGAGTAATCTTCTGGTTCTATCAAATAATGGTAATTATTCAGGTGGATATTTGATTCTTCCAGAAGTTCGTGTTGCTGTGAATGTACGTCCAGGTGACTTGTTGTTGGTTAATAATCATGAGTACATTCACGGCAATACACCCATTGTAGTTAATGATGAAGTTGCAGAACGCATCAGTCTTGTCTGTTACTTGCGTGAGAAGATGCTAGAACTTGGAAGTAAAGAATATGAAGATCATCGATTTAATTATGTTGAGTCACGTCGAAAGAACCCAGAACACCCACTTCAACGACGTCTTTGGAATGGTATTTCCGAAGGAATGTGGGACGAACAAGAATGGTATGACTATCTGGAGAGAATTGGTGGAAGGGCGATGGTTGAAAAGTATCATCCAAAAGCATACGAAAAGATCTCAACTCTAGAAGATTTGTTCGCTTAATATGTGTGCAGTGATTGGTGCTTACATCGAGAATCCAAGTTCTCTTGATTTGATCATGCTTGAGAATGTTTTCCGCGAGTCGAGTATTCGCGGATTGCACGCAACTGGTGTGTCGTGGGTCAAGGGTGGTCAAATTGATAGTCGCATTGACGCTGTTCCAGCAACCAAGTTTCTAGATTCATTTGATTTGCAATCATGCGTCAATGAAGACGGCAATCTATATCTAATTGGTCATTGTCGTTATTCAACCTCTGATCTTGCTTACAATCAGCCACTGTGGAATGAAAATGTTTCTATTGTTCACAATGGCGTTGTGAGTCAAGAGATGCCAGAGAACTGGGAACGACTTTATGGATACAAATGCAAAACTCGTAATGATTCTGAATTAATTGTTCATACACTCCAAGCAAATAAATCTCCACTTGAAGAGTTTCCTAATTCCTCAATGGCTGTAATTGAACTGTATAAAGAAAAGAAGTTGCGTTTCTATCGCAACGGAAAGCGTCCAATTTACTTTACTTCTTTGCGCAATGGCGTTATAATTACTTCTACGAAAGATATTGCAAAGCGTTCTGATTTGTTTGAATCCCATGAGATTCCAATGAATCAATACGTCACAATTGCAAAGGGTATCTTTCATATGAAAACCATCTTGATTGATAACGCAAAGGATCTTCAACAGTGAAGTTTGCGACTAAAGAACAAGTAGAAGATTTGATAAGAAATTCGCCAGAAGGAAAGAACACGAAGTTTCTTTCTGCATCTCATAGCCTCTGGTTTCGATTTAAGAACTACGATAAATCTCCGCCAATGATTCTTGAGGACAATGGTAAGATTGTCTCGCTTATTTTTGCAACATTCAATCGAGATAGGTACACTAACCTCTATGAGATCGTAACGGCGGAAGGATGCGAGGGTAAAGGATACGCATCGCAGATCTGGGATCAATATGTAGATTACGCTGTCAATATGCAGAACATGAAACGGCTTAAAATCTCTTGCACTCCAAGTTCTGTTACATGGCATATGAAAAATGGTCTTGTATTTTGGGCAGTTGATCCTACTGGATCATTACGCTCTGATCAACCTCTGTTCAAGAATCGTGAAGAGCAATTGATCTTTCGGAAACTCGCAGTAGACGATCCCTCAATTGCGTTGCCGACTGATTCGAAAGTGCTACTACAATTGCAAAATGAATCTCTGGAATCTCATAAGTTCGGATCGAAAAAGAAAGCCGCAACTGAAGATGCAATTAATAAAGTTGGCAAATACTGGCTGCGTGATGCGTTATTTCATCAAGTTGATTTGTTTGCATGAATTTAGAAAGACGTGAACAATTTATAAGATGGTATGCATGGTCCATGAAATATGGCGATTGCGATCCAGCCGTATGGTGCACAAACTATCTACACCAGCGATACGAGCATAATGATGAAGAGCGTCTGTGGTTTGCATGGTTGTATGGTAACACCTATCAACTACCAACTGCATGGGTTCTAAAAAATGAATTCCCTGACTATGAACTCGCCACTGTGGATCGCATCACTTGGTGGAATTCAACAAACTATAAACGACTCAGATACCAAACAGATACAAAGTGGAACAAAGGTCACTTGCCAGCCATGTTCGAATCTTATCAAAAATTTATTGGCAAAAAAACTCAACGTGAAGTGCTGGAGAATTATTATGGAGACAACGAACAACGGACTTTCGACAACCTTTGGAATAATCTTAAAAACTCTCTTCACAAATTTGGTCGCTATTCCACTTGGTTTTATATGCAGCATCTCGCTCATACTGCTGGCATTAACTGCATACCTACTTCTCTCATGCTTTCTGATTATTCTGGCTCTCGCTCACATCGTAATGGCTTGCATCTTGCCCTCGGCGAAGATGACAAGTACGATACAAGACTTACTGCTGCAGAATGCGATGACCTTGAAAGTAAAGCGAAAGACATTCTCGAAGAAACAAGAGGAAGATTCCCTGTCAGTCTGAAGAAATCATGCAAGCAGAACAAGATGGTTGGGCTGGCATTGAATGGAACGTCTTATGGCAAGCACGCAATGAGACACTAGATGAAAGACTTGCTCCTAGAAGTAAAATCAACAAAGAAAAGTTTACTTTCTTTTTGAGAACAGGTAGAATAGAAAAACTAGATTGGATGTTTGATGATGAGGAAGTCCCGAAACAAGGACTGGAGGCTATATGGTGAGAGTGATTGCGATGGGTGGTGAGCCAGCAACTGGCAAGACTACTCTGATGTTCAAGTTGATTTCGATGGCTGATGATTGGAAGATCTGTAAGCCACAGAAACTTCTTGATGCCATGTATTCAGAAAAATTAAATCTGTATATTCTTGGCAAATATGCAAATGATGGTAATGTGTTTCAGGGAACAGATCGTTTGTCAATGGCTGTACAACCAGACGCTGAGAAGTTCTTCATGGAATTAGATTATGAAAATGC